GGTAATAATTATCAAAGGTTTCCTATTCAAGCCTCTGGTTTTGATTTTAAAGGTCAAACTTCTGGATCATTAGCAAGACCAACTTTGACCGTTAGTAATATCCTTGGGACGTTCACGACATTAATGTTGACCGTTAATGATACGACTGCAGGGAATGATCTTCAAAAATGTAAATTAACAAGAATTAGGACGTTAGCTAAGTTTTTGGATGCGGCTAATTTTAGTGGTGGTAATTCAGATGCAGATCCTACGCAGGAACTTCCTCAAGAGGTGTATTTTATCCATCGCAAAAGCATAGAAAATAGAGAACTTGTTGAATATGAATGTGTTAGTGCCTTTGATTTAACAAACGTGAAAATACCAAAAAGACAATTCACAAAAACTGACTTCCCTGGCATTGGGGCGTATATCTAATGACTTGGAAAAATCAAGCGTTATTACATGCCATCGAATCAAAGCCATGTGAAGCTTGTGGTTTAGTTGTTAATGATCAAACTTATATCCCTTGTCAGAATATTGCTGATGATAAATTAGAAAGTTTTATTGTTGATCCCAATGGTTGGGTTATTGCTGAAAATATAGGTGAAGTTACAGGAATATTTCATAGTCATCCAGATTGCACTCCTCAACCAAGTGAAGCAGATATTGAATCATGCAATAGCATTGGAATAGATTTTTTTATTGTTAATCCTGATACTGCCCAATGGTATTTACTACATCCAAAGTAGAATAATAATAATGAGGCGTAGCAGATGAAAAGAAAAATCAAAGTTTATGGAACTTTATCAAAGTTTCTTGGATGGAAAGAAATGGAAGCTAATTGCAATTCAGCGGCGGAAGCTGTTCAATTTTTAGTTTCTAACTGGCCTGCTGTTGAGGGGCATATGGCTAGACAACACTACAAAGTGCAGGTTAATGAGACAGTAATTGGTGAAGATGAAGTACAGAATATGAGTGGAGGAGATATACAAATCATGCCTGTTGTTGGTGGTGCGAAGTTGTGGAAAGTTATTTTGGGAGCTGCATTAATTGCTGCTGCATTTATGGCTCCAGGGTCTTCTTTAGTGTTATCAAAAGCGCTTGCTGCAAAAGGGGTGGCAGGATCTATTGCAAGCGCAGGATTCATAACAAAATCAGCCATTTACATAGGTGCAAGCTTCATTGCTGCAGGTATTGCTGATATGTTTGCGCCTCCTATGCCTGAAATAGATAACGACCCAACAAGAGCTTTCTCATTTCAAGGGGTGCAGAATAGTGGGAGGGCAGGTGTAGCAATACCTATTTTATTTGGGGAGGTTTTTACTGGCTCTGTTGTTGTTAATCAAGGTTTAGATACAACTGGACCTCATGAAATTGCAGTTGCATCAGGAGGTATTTAACAATGTCACCAACTTATTATTCAGGACAACACAATGGAGATTTTACTGATTTTAGAGCCAATTTCGGGCATGAAAATACTCTAGAAAGTAATCAATTTTTAACTATTTTTGATGTTCTTTCTGAAGGCGAAATTGCAGGCCCAGCTAATGCAGTAAGAAAAGCATTGTTAGCAGCAAGATACTCTTCACAACATCCTGGCAGTTGGGGCGTTGGAACAGACAACTTTAATCGTGAAGCGTTAACA